CATCATCAATAATATACCTTACAATGTAAACAGAAGTTAATATGCAAATGAGATGGGCGTGTCCACAACTGTGATTGGCCGTGACGTCAATGGGCGGGCCGGTGGGCGGTTCGGGCGGGGCGCGCAGTTAACAGATTACTCACGAGCCGCGCTGAATTGTGGGAGGGAGTGGCGCGTTTAATGCGTCAGCGAAGAACGCGGAAACGGAACGCGGAAGTGAAACTCAATAATTAAAAATAGGTCTGAACTTTGTGTTAAGTGGTTATTGACGTCAGTATTTTTCAGTATAAAGGCAGAGCGAGCTCAGTTAGCGGCGCAGAACATTTCTGGACGCTGCTGAGCCTGTGTTGTTCTCTTTTGGTATGGCTACCAATGAAGAGTTTTTGTATGTTTACCGGGAGGGTGAACATGGCATATTGCCTGTTCAGGAAGGCTATTCTGGGGTATACACTCTTTTCTCTCCTGAGGATTTTGTAATTCCCCCTGAGGGGGTGTTGCTGTTGTACTTGCAGATTAGAGTGCAAGTGCCTCCGGGATATATCGGCCGTTTGGGACCTTTGGGGGATCTTGTGAGGCGGGGGATTTTTGCAGGAGCCGATACTGTGGATCCCTGCACTAGATGGGAGTTGAAGTTATTGCTTTTCAATCACACTCCCGATTTTTATCATGGCCAACGTGGTCAAGCGGTGGGAAGGTTTCTTTTGCATCGTGTGATTTATCCTACTGTGCTTGAAGCCACGCAAGTTTAATGTGTTCTCTTTTCCAGGGTAAGCATGTTTGCTCATCGCCCGGTTTGGGTGTCCGTCACCGTGCCTCAAGCTTTGCTGGATTATTTGCATGAGCTTAATATAGACGTGCTTGGCTTTTTGCGTCAGGAATGCTCTTACTTTTGGTATCACTGCATGGATTATTACACTCCTCCTCAACAGCTATGCTTCTGGGGCGCTACTGTGGTTCAGCTTGCTCCCTGTCTTCGTGTGTTTTGCTCCGTCGCCACTGCTGAGTTGCAGCCTGGCGAGGAAAACACTGCTTTGGTGGTTTCGGACTTTGCTGAATATCTTCAACTTTCGCTACGCCAGAAGCTTCGATGTCGGGGAGTAGATCCTGATTTAAGCCGGGTTAATTTACTGCAGGTGTCTCAGGAGGCGGAGCTGCTACAGTAATCATGAAGGTGTGCCTGCGGATGTACATTGAGGGCGCGCTGTGGGAGCTTTTTAATGCTCATGGGATGAATCTGGAAGCTCTTCTTGTGGAGATTATTCGCGACTGGAAAAATGAAAATTATCTGGGCATGGTTCAAAATGCTACTCTGGCTATAGAACATCTGCAGGGTCAGGCGTTTGCTATCCTTCTTTTTGTGGAAGTGCGAATTGCTGATCTGATCAATGCCACGGTGGAGAATTTGGAAAACAGTATTGTTTTTGACCTGGCTGTTCGTTATCATCAGGGTAGCGGTGGAGATCGTTGTCATCTTCGAGATCTGCATTTTGAAATTCTGCCAGATCGTTTGGAATAGTCTCCATGGTGCTACCGGCTCTTTCTGCTCCTACAGTTTTCAGGGATCGGTCTGCATGCATATCTTGGATGGGCTTAGCTCATGTTACAGTAGCTGAACATCTTCAAAATTACCGTCGCTTTTCTGTAGAGTTTACTCCTCCTGCTGAAGAACTGGTAACCAGTTTGCGTGAGTTTCTGTTCTATGCTTGGCGCAGTGAACACCAGAAGAGAAAGGATCCTCATCGGCGGGAAGTGTGTTATCAAAGAACCTGGTTTTGCTACTTCAAGTACGAAGAAGCGCGACGTGAGTTAATGTGGGATGGCCCCGCGCGTCAGAAGATTCTTCTGCAGGTTGAGTCCTTATCACCATCATATGCTGCCCCCGTCTGAAGGGCGTGTGACTGCTGCATCTCCCCTCGCCTACTCGTGCCCCTTACCTGAATGTAGTTCTCTCACCATGCACAGTGTAGCTGTTGTGCGCAGTCTTCCGTGCTGTGCGGCCCTGGCGGTGTTGCTGGAATGGCCTGTTCCTTGGGACATGATTCTAACTAACTATGAAATGAACATTCTTAAAAATTTTATGAAGGTGTGTGATTGCTGCGCTAGTATTGATTTGAGAAGATCTGAAGTGCTGCATGGTTATGAGTTGTGGACTTTACATTGCCATTGTGAAAAACCAGGATCGCTTCAATGTAAAGCTGGAGGGGTGCTGTTGGCTAAATGGTTTTATATGTTGGTGTATGGAGCTTTAATAAATCAGAGATTTCTGTGGTACAGGGAAATTGTTAACTTTAAAATGCCCAAAGAGGTGTATTATGTGGGAAGTTCATATGTTAGGGGGAGGCATTTAATTTGGTTGAAAGTAAAACATGACATACATGCTGCTGCAGCTTTAGAAAAGATTAGTTTTGGGTGGGGGCGGTTTACCTACGGGCATATTAATAATAAGACAATTTTATGTTGCACTTACTGTTGGGATTTAAGCGAGATTAGGGTAAGGTGCTGTGCCAGGAGAACTAGAAGGATATTGCTTAAAACTGTGAAGATAATTTTAGAGGAATTCAAGGCTCCTTTGTGTTGCAGCAAAACAGAAGTAAGAAGACAAAGATGGCTGAGGAAATTGATGGTGTATGGCTGTGCAATCCCCTACAAGGTGTACGATGCCCGTCCCCCTGTAACATGAATCAACGCAAATAAAACTTTTTATGCACTTTAATTTTGGTCTTGTGATAAATAACTAAAAAAAAAGGTGGAGGTACCAAGGGATAGGTTGTAATTAGCCAGCCCTGTCCACTCCAATGTAATGGAGAATCCCGAAGATCCCGCTGTGTTAAGTCCCACAATTAAGTTGCAGGGTTTGGAAGAGTCGGCGTTAACCATTCCCGGCACAATAATATAATGCCCTGCTCCAGCTTGACCTGTGGAGTTATGAGGATAAGTAGTGACATTGGGCATGAAAGGAACCCTGCTGGCGGTGGAAGTTGTGTCTATAGTGTTACCCACTTTAAATCCAAAAGTGTCAGTTTCAAAGTCTGGCCCGATGAGTTGACCATTGTCATTAAAAAGTAAGGAAACCTTCACCGAGTTCACGTCTGCCGCTATGGGAGTTAGGGGGGCTGAAATCCCTATAAGGGAAATTAAACCATTTACCAGGGGTCCTATTTTAGTTAAACTCAGGGTGATGCATGCGTTGTAATCAGGAATGTCTGCGCTGCCTGGGGGGAGTACAGTGGCGTTTGGTTCTGCAGCCGGGCCCGTCCACAGAGTTGGGGGGTTGAGGGTTATACTTTGGTTATCAAACGTGAGACCGCTTCCAAGATTTACTTTCAGAAAATTCTGTTCTAAAGTCAGGCCATCAGAATAAGAAAGTCCTATAATGTTGTTTGTATTGGTTAGGGGCGCAGTTACGGTGGTGGTGGAACTGGCTTCTAATTCTCCCTTTGAAGATACTGATAGTCCACTTCCCAATTTAATGTCTAGTTGGTGGTTTGTAATAGTGAGGGGAGATTTGATGTTTAGGGAGAGTGTGCCAGGGGGGCTTTCTTGTAGACCATCAGGGGACACAAAAGGCGGAGTTACAAAGGGTGCGACGTTTCCACCGGTAGGGGTGTCATAAGGGTATACGGGGTTGAAGTCTTCTGTTACAGCTCTGGCTCTCTTCATCTAAAATGAATATAATAGATAGCAGTGGCAAAGTTGTTAAATTTGACATGCCCTTTAGGGTATGGAGAAAGTTTGCTAGTAGAAGAAGTATTGGATATCAGAGTTGGGAAGAGGGTAAATGGGTTAAATTGGACACAAAAGCCACAAACAAGTTAACTGCTGAATTCATGTAAGTTTATTGTTCATTTTTATAATTGGGTGTTGATTGGGTTTGATTGGTTTTGCTGTTAATTAAAGGGTATTAAATCATGTAACCCGCAGAGGGTTTTCACAAGGGTGTACATGCATTCGGAATGGGTGCAAGAACAACGGAGAGCCCCGGTAACCTCCCCTCTACTTTGTGTGATTTTGATGGGTTTAGAGCCCACCATAAACACACAGTTTTGGCGCTCTTGCTGAATGGTGTATTGGAGCTCGTGGTCTGGAGGGTTCAGCATTTCGAAGCGAAGAGAAGCCTGCTTCACCGCGCAGAAAATGCCCCTCTTGCACTGATGGGTGTTTTGCAGATCTAACAGCTCCTGGTGCTTTAGCTCCCGTTGTCTGGCCCGCTCACGTACCATGAGGGCTTGTTGTTCGGACCGCAGTCCGTCAATTTCTAGGGGGTTACTCATTGGTGAAGCGGAAGTAACTGCAGGTAGAGGGGGAACGGGGTGGATCAGGATTAGGGGGAAGTTGATCCAGAAGGTCAGGGAGGTTGGGGAGAAGGTTTTGCAAAGGAATAACGTTGGGTTGGGGGAGAATGGGATAATCAAGTAGATCATCTGTATTCCAAGAGAAAGGTAATATATTTCTCAGGTAAATAGCTGCAAAAAAGGCAATAAGGGCAGCGACGATGAGGATAGTAAACAGCCATGGTTCTTCACGGACTGGAACAAAGGGGTAACAGTCTCTGATGGTCCACAGCTTGGAGAATGTAAAACGGCAGCAGTGAGTGAGGGGTAAAAATGCTAGCACCAGAAGAGCTTTCATGGTTGAAGAGCTAAGAGTCGAGCAACGTTGGGATTTTGGAACTGCGGTGCGTGGTGACGATAGCGCAGGCGAACTAGGAAATAGTCCACAAACTGAAAAAATACCAGCAGTAAAGTAATGAGGCTAGCAATACAGGTGCAGCACAGAAAAGAAAACACAAGGTAAACTTGGAATGGTGGAAGGCATTCCGGTTCGAGATGAGTAGCCGTGGCAAAAGAGACGGTGGCAAGGGTGACTGGCACTGTAAGAGTGCAGATAAGAAGAGCAAGAGTCATACTGCAAAAAAAAAAAAGAAAAGTTTGTTAAATTTCTAGGTGGATACTGCGCTGGTCGTGGGGTAAGGTGTAGGATCCCTTACGCCACCAGCGGCAGTAGTGGTAAAAGAGACAAGCAAGTGCTGCCAAAAGGAGAATGAGGGCAACCACCATTAAAAGTAAAAACAAAACAGTAAAATCGTAGCCTGAATCTGTGGCTTCAGTGATGGTGCACAGAGTGGCCATGGGAAAAGTAAAATTGTAAAGGGCAGTTTTGCCATTTGACAGGGTGTGATTAATGAGATAGTGGTCGGGTGGGTTATCCTCAGGGTTGAGTGTGAGAGAGCCGACCACGGAGGTATTGGAGTAGTAAATGGTGCTGTTGTCAGGGCACAGGATTTGAATGTGGCAGTTGGGATCCCATCTGGAGGTAACGTAGCAATTTGGAGGAGGATAAAAAACTGAGTGAGAAGAGCCACAAAGGCTAAAAAGGATGGTAAACAGTAAAAATTTCATCTTACCTTAGTAAACTGAGGTGGGAACTCTGTGAAAGAAAACCACCACTTCTGGGTGCTTCTTGTAAATAAAAAAGGCTGTAACTGCACCTGCAATAATCACCACAACAATGCCAACCACAACAAATAGCCACCAAGGAGTGGAGGCAACCGCTGTTTCTGGAGCTTCGCTCGGAGCAAAAAAGGCCTGGTGGGTGTTAGTTTCGGTGGCGGTGGTCGGTGGAGCCGGAGTAGTGGGAGTGGGGTAAATAACGGTAACGGTAAAAACGTGCTGGCACTGACGGCTTTGAGTGTCGCAGCTGTAGTTACCAGGAACAACTGGAAGTCGGAGGTTCAGAGAAGTGTTGAGGAACTTGTGGTTGAAGTTGATAGTTTGGTTCTGAATAAAGGTAACAAAGGTGATGTTCTGAACAAAGGCCCAATCAGTTCCGTTTACGCCCCAGAAAGTGTAGTTGCCGGAGCAGGGGCACTGAAGGACTTGAGTGGGATCTGAGACGTTGATACTCAGAAAGCTGTGGGAGAAGGATCTGATGGATCTCTTGGGAGCGCTGGGAGAAGAAGTGGTGGCGGCGGCTGGAGGAGTTGTAGTAGAAGATGCAGTAGCAGGAGGAGGAGTAGTGACAGCAGTAGTATTAGGGGTAGTAGTGGTAGCGGCAGTGGTGATTGGAGTTGCAGGTTTAATTCCAATGAAAAAATGTTGAGTGCACTTAAGGACTTCGCAGTGGTAACGTCCAGAACTGTAGGGAGCAAAGAGCTGAAGACTGTTGCCGGTGGTGTAGTAGTTAAAGGGTTGCTTGATGTTGCTGATAAGGAGTGAAAACGGATTGAAGGACGAGAAGAGGGTGTTGTTGAAGTACCAGAAAACTGTAGAAACTGGTTTGTTGTAGAAGCCGCACTTAACGGTGATTGTGGGTTTTGAGAGGTCGGTAACAGTCACGTTAGCCGCTTGGCAGACGTCAATCTGCCCGGAGGCAGGCTGAACGCAGCTAACGAAGCTGATTAAAGCGAGCACACAGATGGCAGCAGAGGTCTGCATGTAAGCCGGGTTGCGAGCAGATGCAGGTGAGGGTAATCTTAGTGACGCCGGTTTGGCGTTCCACCAATAGAGGGCGTTGGCTGTAGTAGCGAACGAGGTGGGTGTCGCAGGATCCGTCCACAATCACGTAAATACCGTGACAGGGACCGTCGGGGTGGCTTTCTGGGTGCTCAAAGTAGACGGTCTGGAGATGTTCTCTGACGAAGCACCGGTGGCGACGGCAGTGGTCGAGGTGGCGGATACGAGCTTGGTCTACTAGAGACTCAAACTCATTGGACATCAGTCGTAGCCGTCCACGGAGTCAGTCACCGCGTCGAAGTTTGGAATGAACTCGTCCGGATACAGCCCCGGCGCCCCGGAGAAGGGGTTGAAGTAGACCGATGGCGTGAACTCTTCAACAAACTGAAGCGTTCCAATGCCACCAGATCTAGGTTGAGATGAAGAACTTTGCAGAGTCAAATAAGCCTGGCGAGGCGTAAAGGAGGATCGGCCCGAGCCCGCGAGCTGGAACACTCCGTCTGGTCGTAGACCAAGCGAAGAGCTCACTGTCTCGTCGTTGAGCTGGGTGCCTCTGCCACGGATGAGCACCCTTTTTATACCCAAAGGGGCGGAGAGCCCAGTGGGGCCTTTGGACCGATACCGGCACGCCCCGCCGGCCAGCTGTGCACCTGAGTTAGTCATGAGGACTTCGGCCTGGGCGTCACGAGGAAGTAGTACGGTTGTCGGAGCCGGTGTTTCCTGGTACACCAGTGACGCAGGCCAACTGGGAGGGTTTAATTGATTTCTGGGTGTGGTGGTAAGAGCAGCCTGTTCCAGTAACAGTTGATTGCGGTGGGCCCGAATTCCATTAACTTGAGCAATCATGTGAGGGCCGGCGCTTAACCAGTTCATTTTGGTTGAGTAATCTTGGGCCGCACCTGCGGCCAATCCCATCTGGGGCTGGTAGCTCCACATGTAAGGGGTTGGAATTTCTTTGCTCATTGCGGGCCGTTAGCCAAGATGACACAATCTTTTTTGAATTTTTGGCGCGATTTTTTTTATTCTTTAAGAGTTGCTGCGCAGTACTTGTTGAACAGAGCTTCTGCGTCGTCCAACGTGCGTTGCAACTGTTCTTCGTTTTTGTGATATAGACAACTGCGGGTAAGTGAACGGAGAGAGCGGTTTTTTATTTTAAGCTCTGGTTCTTGTCCGCGGCTTTGCTGGAAAATGGCATACAGAGTAGGAAAAATTCGGTTCCTAAGTTCTTTGGTAGATGGGGGCTCTTTCACTTGCTTTTTGTTCTGCTTAGGTAACCTCTTTTTAGTGTCCGCCGCGGCCGCCGCTGCCGAGAGGTACGGTTTTCGAGGGGCTGTAAGAATGACGATAGTAATGTAAGACGTTTCTGGGAATGGCAATTCCGTTTCGAAAGAGCATAAACCGACGGGTGAAAGAAATGTTGCCTCCGCAATTTTCAAGGCAGTTTATAATGGCGTTCTTATGCGCTCGCCAGGAGCGGTATCCCTGTCGGGGTTTTGCCAACGAAAGGGTCTTACCGGCGGGGGCGGCGTTGGTACTGTCCCATCTACGACTGACTGTGCGCTGATCTGAGGTCGTAGTAACGTTTGAAACTCGTTTCGCCAGTGAGGGTTTTGCGACGGATGCTTCCTCTGTCTCTGCCTCTGCCTCTCCCTCGTCGCTGGCTAGGCTGTCCCATTCCTCTTCCATGTCTTCCTCTCCCTGACTCTCCCAGTCCTCCTCCTCGCTCCATGGTTCCTCGGTCTCCTGGGCTTTCCTCTGTTTGGGTCGCTTTGCTGTGACTGCTTTGGAGAGCGGGAGGGCGGCGGACCTCTTCTTTGGTGGCATTGTGGGAGACACCTGCAACTGGGGAGGGGGTGGTGTTTAATTCTTCGCCCGTTTGGGGGTCCAAGTATACCCCCTTTCCTTTTTTCAAAAGGAAGTTTCGGCGGGCTTCGTTGATGGCTTGCAATTGGGCCACAATGCTGCTTTGAGTAATGACGCAAGCGCTGAGCTCTGCTTTGGGGGGTCCTGATTGGTCTTCGTAGAATCGAATTTCGTGGGCGTGGTAATCCACCGGTACAAATTTGCGTAGGTAGGCGGAAGTCCACAATCCCGGAGTTAGTTTTAACCCCGCGGCTCCTTTGTTGGATTCTGAAGGTCCCTGGATTTCAAAGGTACCTATTACCTGGGTTTCGTTTAGCAAAGCGGTGTTGCAAACCAGGGAACGGTGGGGGGTGCACAGATTACACCGACAGTGACATTCCATCAGTCCCTCTCCGGTAACGTCGGCCACGACGTCAGAATGGAATGCAAAAAAGTTTGCAAGTTGGAATAAGTAGCAGTGGCTCCAGAGTGGAGGAGGGCATTCCCTGAAGGTCAAAGGGATAAAATCTGAAGGCAAAGCGCAGCTCATGGAAGGCAGAATGCCTGAGCGTTCCAAGATGAAGGAGCGGAAGTTCTGTATCATGCTTTGGCTCATAAAGTCTGGCAAGCCATTTTGCAAAGTTCTTACTAGTCTGCTAGGAAAAATAATGTTCGCTAGGTCCTTGGCTACCGTCCTTTCATCAAAACCCGTCCACAGGTCCCTTCGTTCTCTATTCAGTAATTTTTGCAACTCTCGCAAATTGTCATCTTCCAGGCATTGTTGCCAGACCCCCATTGCGGACTGCCACGTAAAACACAAAAACAGGTAGACGCAGTCCCTAATATAGTCTCTTCTCGCTTCTCCCTTTAGCGTGGCGTGGAGAACGTTTTGACCCAGTCTGTTTTCATGCAAAATGCCTAAGTAAGAAACCAGGTTGCTGAGTTCTACGTTAGAGATCTTGCAGGCTTGTTTCACGTAACCGTGACGGAAGGTGTAATGCAAGGTTTCCTCAACTTTCCTTATGGTTTCCGTATCGGTAAAAAATCTACTGAGGCACTCCAGCTCCGCGGTTACCAGTATGACCGCAGTCATAAGTTTTCTACGATTTTCTAACTCTGCTGGGTCTGTTGTGCGCAACCAGCGTGAGAGTTCTTCGTCGGTAACGGCGGGTTTGCCCTCGTCTGAGTCTTCTTCCTCCTGTTCCCCTTCCCCCAGAGGTTTTGCCCTTTTTACTAGTAAGCAGTTCATGACCGTGTTCATAACCTTAGGCGGTAAGTTGACAGCGGGGTAGGCAAAGTGGGTGACTTCTACGCTTCTTTTGAGCACGGCTAGACGGGCGTTGTCATTTGCGAGCTCTACCAGCGCGCTGAAACTTTCTGTGTTTTCTTGCAGAGCGTTTGCAGCACGTTTTTCGTCTCCCAAGCCCTCGAATATTTTCGGCACTTCTTCTAAGGAAGCAAAATCAGGTATGCGGGCACCTGGACCCAGCGAAAGTTGGGCATCGGCTTCGCTTCTGTTAGCGCGGCAGGAAACAGGGATTTTGTGGTTTTTAAAGAAAATATGATAGGTGGCTAATACTTCGGGAACGGCAAATGCCGGGTAGAAGTTTAGCCTCGGGTTGGGCTCGCAGGTGCCGTTGGGTTGTCTTTTGGGTGGAACACGAGGAGAAAAGAGGCTCTGTTCATACGCCAGGCTTAAGTCGTACACCGACACCGGTATTTCGGTTTTTTCGGAAATGGCGTTTTCCACAATGGCGCTTTGCCTTCGAATGTGTTTTAGTAAAACGTCCTCTCCTTTGCCTAGGTAATCGTCATGGAAGCTAACGTCCTCCTCGTTCTCCTGTGTCTTATCATCTTGTTGCTTGTCTTTTTGTGGGCTCGATAAGTTTTTGTCATCCTTTTCCTCCTCCGCCGTTTCTGGCGGAGACGCGTAGCCCACGTCCTGTTCCACTGCGGACCCCGTAGCCTCGGTGAGGGCGTCCTTGTTCTCGTAAAAATGGGGGGAGGTTAAGTTGTTGCTTTCGGCCGCTGGTTCCAATTCCATGTTTTTTGCCTAGGAAAAAACAATGGCCAGCAATCAGGACCGTCGCGAAGTAACACCCGAAAAAGTTCCAGCTGCGCCCCCAAAAAAGAAAGCGCGGAAGTCACTGCCTCTCCCGCCTTCACCAGAAGTGGTGGCCGACAGCGACGAAGAGGTGGGAGAGTTGCTGGAAGTGGGGTTCAGCTACCCTCCTGTAAAAATAGTACGGAAGGCGGACGGAAGCAAAACCTTCGAAAAATTCGACGAAAATCACCCCATAATGTCCGCAGCCCGTCAACAAAAGGAGGGAACCAGTTCAACCGTTGTTAACCCTGCCTCTAACCCGTTGGTTTCTGCTTGGGAAAAGGGCATGGAATTTATGGTTATGTTAATGGAAAGGTACAAGGTAGACAAGGAGCTAAGGTCCTCGTTTAAATTTTTGCCCGAGCAAGGAGAGGTGTACCGCAAAATATGCCGGGCTTGGATGAATGAGGAGTATAAGCACAACACCTTGACTTTTACTTCTCATAAAAGTTTCATTTCTCTGATGGGCCGCTTCCTAATGGCTTACGTGCAGGTGTACGCCGGTGTAGATTCCAAATTGTGGGAACCTACCGGATGCGTAGCTTGGGAGCATCAGTGTACGGATGTGGAGGGTGAGCTTAAATGCTTACACGGTTTGACCATGATAGTGAAGGAGCAGATCATAGAAATGGATGTAACTAGCGAAAATGGGCAAAGAGCTCTAAAGGAAACCCCCGCCAAGGCCAAAATTGTTCAGAACCGCTGGGGTCGTAGCGTAGTTCAGGTAAGAAATGAGGATGCCCGTTGTTGCATGTTTGATGCGGGGTGCTCTCCCAACAACTTTTCTAATAAATCCTGCGGTATGTTCTATTCTGAGGGGACGAAGGCGCAAATTGCTTTTCGTCAAATTGCCGCTTTCATGCAAGCTTGCTACCCTCACATGGTGAAGGGATCCAAGCATCTTCTCATGCCAATTCGTTGTAACTGTTTTACGCGACCCGAGATGTCCCGTGGAGGACGTCAAACTTGCAAAATTACCCCTTTTGCGTTAAATGTTGAGAATATTCACTTGGAAGACTTAGTGGATTTCGGTTATCACGACCGCGCCATGTTGGCCAGTGTAAACAACCCGAGCGTTCTGGTGTTTCAGTGCGCCAACGCTCTACACCGTAACAGCAAAGCAAACAACCAGGCAAACTGCGACTTTAAGATTTCTGCTCCCGACGTAATTGGAGCGTTGCAACTTGTAAGGCAGTTTTGGCAGGATCATCTTCCCGATACCGTTCTTCCCAAAATGGTGGTTCCCGAATTTAAATGGCATCCCAAGTACCAATATCGTAACCTCACTCTTCCCGCTGCCCATGTTGACTTTGAAATGAACCCGTTTGAATTTTGAAAAAAAAAATACGACGGAGTACAAATAAAGCATAAAAATTTATTATTAATTTTTGGATTCAGTTTGTTTATTAAAAGCCGTGGCCTTTTCGATTTGCTGCTGATGATGTCTAAAGTAAGGGGAGTGGGTGGCTAAAAAACGGTACAGCGCTTGTTGATTTTTAAAAAGCGTTCCCTGAACCTGGGGGCTTTTTAACATGTAATTAGGCACACCGACTATCAGGTCCATAGTGGGGTTATTTTCCATGGGGCTATTGGGCCAGTTTACAAAAGCATGCAGGAACATACAGGCGAACAGGCCACAAGCTGCCGAGTTAGGTCCCTGAACAGTTTGGGTGGATTTTACCAGAGTCACGCATCGATCCGGGGTAGAGGCGATAGCGCTTCGCTTTAGCAAGTTTTCGTATTCAAATTGATAAATTTGTTTTAGTTTTTCATCCGAAAAGCCAAACGGATCAAACAGGTAGCAAGTTCGGTTTTTCGGATTCCATCCAAAAGCCAGCCAGTGAACTCCCCCCGTTTCTCTTCCGGCCGTATTTACAATGGCACAAGCAAGTTTGTGCGGCGACACAAATCCGGGAAAACGTTTGTCAAAGGTTCCCAAAAAATATGGCGCACACCGTAAATCTCTTATTATGGCTTTGAGTTCTTCTTCGCTGGACCCCATGTTGCTTATGTAGTGGCGTTTCCGGCGGAGAATGGAGTACGCAAATACACGGCTTCGATAATGCCCCGGTGAGGCTGGTGAACACGGACCACGTCGAAAACTTCAAATAGAACATAGAGTAGTGTGGGTTCGTCCATTGGATCCACTTCAAAGGTCATGTCGAGGGCGTGGGCGGAATTTGCGTAAAGCATATTTTGACCCAGATCGGTAAGAGCGCCCATAGACATAAAGTTGCTGGAGAAAGGAATGCGCCACATGGTACGATCGCACAAAAACTTTTTCTGGGTAACGGTAGGCACCGCACTGTCTCCAATGAGCGGATAGGGGTAGTTTGCTGGGTAGGGATGACCCTCGCGCATGGTGGGGCCCATGAATCCCACAAACCCTGAGTTGTTGTGCTGGTGAGCCACCGTGATTTCCTTATAATTAGTGTAGTTTACGGGATCCACGGCCTGTCTTGTCATGGGTTGGAAGTTGCGGAAGAAGGAGTACATGCGATCTTTGTAGCCCTCGGGAATGTAGAAGCCTTGATAGCCGATGTTGTAGTGGCTAAGCATCTGGATTAGGAACCAGTCTTTGGTCATGTTGCTCTGCGCAACAGTGTAGCCTTCTCCGTCCACTACCCGTTTAACTTCAAACTCATTAGGGGTGAGGAGTCGGTCGTTTCCTGGCCAGCTCACCGAGGAATCGAACATAATAGACACCCGTTTAAAAGTGTGGTTGAGATAGAAGGTGCCGTCGAGGTAAGGAATGGAGCCTGAGTAAACAAAGTAGGGATCAAAGCCAGATCCAAGGGCAGGGGTTTCCTTGGCTTTAAGACGGGTGAAGCTCCAGCCTCTGAAAGCGGCCCAATTGCGAGAAGGAATAGAAATGGGAACATTGGTTGCGTTGGCTGGGATGGGGTACAGCATGTTGGCGGCGGAGAGGTAGTCGTTGAAGGACTGATCATTGGTGTCGTTGCGCAGCATGGCCTCTAAAGTGGAGGCTGTGTTGTGGGCCATGGGAAAAAAGTTCGCGTACAGGTTTACGCTTTCGATCCTAATGGCCGCTCCGTCTGTTCGCAGATCGTTACCAAGCGTGCTCTGGAGAATCATATTAACGTCCTTTCTGAAGGACCACTCGTAGGTGTAAGAACCAGGCAACAGCAAAAGGTTCTTAATGGCGAAAAACTTCTGCGGTACTTGAATGTGGAAGGGAACAATGCGTCCGTTACCCAAAAGCTGAGAGCGGTAACGCAGGCCGGCATTTCTGTGATGGTTGAATGGATTAACATTATCCATAGGGTCCGGCGACCACCGGGCTCCAACATTCACAAAAATGTCTACTAAGCTGGGAGAGGTCACGCGGCCGTTCATGTACTTGTAGGTGTTAGTGTTTGTGGGGAGTGTGACGTTAGCAGGGGTGTACTTGTACTTGTCGGGTAGGTAGAGAGCTACGTTGGAGTAAAGAAAGCTGCGCCAGAGGCTGGCCTGCAAGTTAATTTCGTAGGCGTTGATGTTGCCGGTAGCAATGTAATTAGGATCAAAGACCGTGGCGTCCTCTTTCCACGTAATGTCGGCAGCGGCGGGATTGGTGGGTTCCACTCCCTGATACTCTTGAGTAATGCCGACTCCGGAAAGTGGAAAACAGTACGTAGGGAGCTCATCCTCCACCCCGTGATTCTCTATAATTCGCACATCAGGGTCGTAACTGTCTACCGCCTGATTCCACATGGAGAAGTATCTTGTGCGATCGCTCAGAGCATCCAGCATGAGCTGGTAGGATAGTTCGGTATTTCGGTCTTGCAAGTCTACCACCGCGTTCAGCTGCGAGGCCTGGCCCGCCAACACTCCCATGTTTCCGGTGCTGTTGTAGTACATTAGCCCAATGAAGTTGTCCCTGAACCCAATGTAGTTAGGGCGATTCGGGGCGGCTTGCTGGCCCAGCATATCCTGAGTGCTGCCTTCCGTGGCCGACGGAGTGTACACCAAATGAGTATCTGGGGTTTGCAAGTAAACATCTTCCGTGTACAGCACCACTTTTGGCGTGAAGTCCGTGGTCGCCGTTGACAGCGCAAAGTAGTTTTGGGTAATTTCCGTCGCATCTGTTTCTCCAGTTTGTTCGTCAATTATCCCTTGTCCGCCCTGCGCGTTGGTGGGGCGAGCGTAGGACCCGTAGCAGGGTTTCATGGGAGTGGTATACTTCAGCGCTCTCCCTGCATGTTCTAGCTTCTCTTGCGCTTTTAGACTCTGCCACTGCGGTTCTCCGTCCTGTGGTTCCGGCTGATATGTCGGATCCGCCAAAATGGGAGTGTTGGTGTCACTCACTCCCACTTGAATACCAATGTTGCCGTTGTTAGCCACAAATTCGCTCTCAAATGGGGCCTGGGCATATGTGTGCATCAGGAAATTCTGGTTGTCCTCGTTAACGGTGTGCCACTGACTGTTGTTAGGCGCCCCTTTTGGAGCCAAAGCATTATAAGCGGTACCGGAATACGGCTTGAAACTGGGACCTCGGTCTATTACTCCCCGTATATCAAAGTAGGTACTGGCCATGTCCAGCACTCTGTTATCACCCACGGACAGGGTGAATCGGGCTTTGTAAGCATAGGCAGTGTCTTCCCTGTCTACCGGCACAAATCGCAAAGTAAGACGCTGGGACCGATCAGTAGTGACGTCGTGGGTGGGGGCCACGGTGGGATTTCTAAACTTGTTTCCCAGTGTGAAGTAGGTATCGGTGGCTCGAGCAAACTGAACCAAGCCGGGACTGAGGTACTCCGAGGCATCCTGCCCGGCAATGTGCATGTACGACCACTGCGGCATCATCGATGGGGTGGCCATCTTGCAAGCGAGGACGGCGGCGAATCCGCGGCTCTTCTTTTACTGACAACAACAGGCGTATACACAAGACGGAGGGTTAAAAAGCGTTTAATAGTAGCATCTGCGGCGTTTCAGAGTTTTGACTCCCAGGCCCACGATGCTGTTCAGTGTGTTTTGCCAGTTGTTTGTGCGCGTATAACGGGGTGTTGCCACGGCAACCGGGCGGATGGCGGGACGCGAAACGGGCGGAGCAATGGGAACGGGGACCGTTGGAGTGGTCATCCCTGCGGGTGGTGGAGGAAGGTCTACTACCATTGGAGCGTCCCCAACCGGCGTAGCCATGCTCATTATGGGTTTTGTGAGTGGATAGGTGACCGGTTTAAGAGCCACCGAGGGCGCTCCCTTTACGGCTTCCTCGTAAGAAGGAGGTTCTTCCGTTACAAGCGTTTCTTCCAAATCGGGCCGCGGACGCTTTTCGCCCTGAGGTTGCCTTTCTAAAGCGGGTAGCTCCTCCTCTACTGGACGCGGATCTAGACGGTTGTTTATCTCGCGCTGAACCGCCTGGTTAGCAATGTCTACGACCCCATTAATGCCGGCCGCCAAGCCGTCTACCACCTTCTGTTGAAAATTCTGGTCTTTGAGCTTATCGCGCAGCAGCTGACCCGTGCTGCTGTTCCAAGCCCTGTTTCCGTAAGACTTTATGGTTGAACCAAAATTTTTCAACCCGCTCCAGATGCTACTCCAGTTGAAGGCGCCCCCGTTCAGCTGACTGGTGCCGATATCGTTCCAAGTGCCCAGGTAGGGCCGGGTACCATGTCGCGGGGCCAGGGACGAAAAATTCACGTCTTCCATAATACACTGCGTAAGAAAGACAGCGGCGCCTGGGTTTAATTATTGTCTTTGGGAGGCTTGTACGGCCACTGAGGCAATTCCCGGAATAGCGCCGATTGCCGCGGCTATAATAGGAATCAAAGCAGGGAGAATGCCCCCCTTCATGCGTCCGCGCACGGCCCGCCGACGCCGATGTCGGGTTAAACCGCTACCCCTGAAGCCCTTCCCGTGGCGGCGTCTTCCTCGGTAACCGGGAACGGGAATGCGGAGACGACAGGTTAGGGCCATGATCTGTAAAGTAGGTGGGTACGTGTTAAACAATCGTGGGATGGTAACGGACTGTGGGGAGAGTTAATGTCCGTCCTCGACGCGTGGTTACGCGCCTTACTCTGACGGGGAGAGTCGTCCGCCTTCTGCGTCTACGCCTAGTAGAGCGTCTAGCTGGGGCGGAGTATCGTCTGCGAAAGACCTGTCCCCGATAACCAGGCGTGGGAATGATGGAAGGATGCAAAGCGTAATCTGGCATGAGCGAACTGGCGGGACCGTAGCGGCGGCGGTTGCGAATGGCGCTTGCGGCTCTAACGGGAGCACCGGCCCAGGGGTCGGTTTGCACTGCCATGTCCACGGCGGTCGGCTTCGGCTTTTCCACATCCATGCTTTCTACGGGAATTTGAATGTCTACCGTTTGCACTCCCAAACCGGGAGCCACTTCTTTAATGGGCCTAATTTTTACGTCGGGTTGTACTGAAGGGTCCACCGTCATTAAATCCAGGACATCCTCCAACTTTTGACGTTTTGGGACCATTAATTGCATGGTGGGTTGCAGCTCCACTGCCTCTCTTTTAATTCCCCTTTTGCTTTCTCCCGTGCTTTGGACGGGAAGAACCTGCTGCAGAGTCACCGGTTTTAAACTGGGGGTGGGATTGCTTTCGTCCAGGGGAAGAGCAACTTCATTTCGGGCTCTTTTGCCGTAGGCGAACTCTCCGCTCTGCTCCAGGGCCTGTTCCAAAATATCCTCATCCGCGTAGACCTCGTCGTACGAACGCTTGTAAGTGCGGGAGGAGCGCTCTCCCGGGGTAAAAACCACTGCGGTCCCCGGCCTAAGAAGGCGGCGTACGCGTCTGCCTTTCCATTGCACGCGTCTTCGGGGAGCAAAAGAACGCACAAACTCCACCCCCTCGGTGTCTAATGCTTCCTCTTTTTTTGTCTCCTGCTTCTTAACCCTTTTTAGACGGCGAGGCTTCACGTCGGGTTTAACATCGGGATCCGTTAGCGGGGCATAGATTTCAGGTGCAATGGCCTGAAGCAGCTCCTCCTTGAATTTGCGTTTGGTCATGGCGCCGACGCTGAATATATAACAGGACACTCAGTCTTCACTTTTAAGCGTTGGATGCGGTTTTTATTTTTTCTTTTAATCACACGCGCGCAGGACGAGTACGAACGGGCACTCTAACTCCGCTGGCGTCACGGACCCAATAAACGTTGCCTCTTCTGGGCGCCGCAAGGCTGGCTATGGCCGCCGCGGCCTGTTGTGCCGCCCTTCGTCTGGTCCGACCGGCCCTAATCTGCCTCGCCATGGCGCGTGTGCTGGTGCGCCTTGCCCTTCGAAGCAGGTTTCGGGCGGCGCGCATGGCCGCGGTAGGTCGAGCCAAGGAACGACGGGCTCGTCGTTGTCTGCGCTTCTGACGAGCGTAGGCTCTTGCATCTGCCACCACGCTATCTATAACTGCATCCACTGTGGATGCAGCGGCAGCGGGAACGGCTGGGGGCACGTAGTTGCGTGCGTCCGCTACCACGGAGTCAATTACGTCGTCCACGGTAGTGCGTTCGGCTACCCGTCTGTTGCGCTTGTATGCGCCCCAGGGTGCCCTGTAATGACCACGCACCCGCACCGGGTGCTGGGTTGACCTGTGTTTGGCTCCTCCGTACATTTTATTCACGCCAAGACCCCAACCGGTATTGTTGCTAGGTGAGATAAGGATGGACATTGTCTTAAAAAGTGCGACTTGATAAAACCTTGGGAGCCACTACACCCAAAGCTTTGTACACGTAAGGACAGGTACGGCGCCTGGCGTCAGTGATGGTCACTCGCTGAACTCCCCGGATGCTGTTTTGCAGCGGCAGCGTTCCGTGGTCTGTAAGAGCGGGAACGTTTTCACTAACGGTGGTGATAGTAGGGGCGGGCGGTCGCACCAGTATCTGATTTTCGGGAAAACGATTAAACACGTGGGTAAGAGCGGTAGACTGACGAATAAGCTGAGAATAAACTGCTTGATCATTGTAAAAACTTTTAGCGTACATAGGAAGCAACTCTGTGCCCACGACGGGCAGGTTGCTGGTCTGTTGGGAACTCCTAAAGGTCACCGGGTCTTGCATCATATCAGGCATTGACCAGTAAATCTGTTCCGACCCACAGGTGACATCGGGCGCTGTCAGTAAAGTGGAGGAACGTATACCCGTGTCGTCTCCGTAATTATAAGCGAGGTACCAGCTCCGATAAGCGGTATTGTTGGTTCCAGGTAACACGTTATAGCTTCGGTTTTTAGCGTCCTCCGTAACGGGCTGAATTGTGGGCGGTTGGCCCGGCGTGCTGTTTTCATAAGCGGTGACGTCTAGGAGGGCGGGGATATTTCCGCCGACGAGGTCTTCGTACAAGATTTGAAAACCTTCCTGAAACGGCTGGCGCTTGCGAATGCCCAGAAGATTGTTGAGCCTGCTGTTGGTAAAGTCCACCCCGCAGCCCGGAAGCAAAACAATATCGGGGTGGAACGCCTCGTTAGTGTACACTCCGGGCATTACCAGCTGGGTTTCGGGATCCCAACCGAGCCGAAAGTTTCTGGTGTCAAATTTCACTCCTATCTCGCTTTCCTTCACTCCATTTTGACGTCCTACTAGTAAGTAGTGATCCACTATAGCGTTATTCATCAAATCTATAGTCATAGTTTCAGAAAAGTTTCCCTCAGGGAGAACCAAATCTACCCACTCGTACACGGGATCTTTGTCAGTTTCATGGGCCGTCATTAATTTAGCCCTGAACTTATTTGTAAACATATAGGCGTTAATGTTGGGCATGTTGGTGTGCAAAATAGTCTTCATTTCCCCTCCCCATCGGGAACGGTCGTCAAAGTTTATCGTTTGGGTTCCGGCTTCGGCGGGGGTATAATCGTTATTCTGAACCACGGTGGTCAGAAAATTACTGTGATCGTTCTGATAGTTAAGAGAAGCAATATCGGCCGATTTGTTGTCCACCAAATAAAGACGCGTGGTGTCGTAAAGAGGAGCCAATTCCGAGTAACGGATGCTGTTTCTTCCCTCTGTGGGCCCTAGGTACCGCGGCGGCACATAAGGAGCTACCAAAGGACCCTGCAACGCCGCCGCTGCCATCACGCTCTCATAAGACGGCGGTGGACCTTCCGCAACGGCCACCGGGGGTATTCCACGTCGGAGCATCGCGCTAGAAAAAACAGGACGCACACCACGCTATGGCCTTGGTAAGTATTTTATTTAGTTACCACTTGCCTATTCTGCCCTGCGGGCGTAAATGCGCAAAAGGGTTGCCACTTCCCCCCAGATCTAGAACGCTGCTGTCGTCGGCCGAGTCTTCGGGATCCACGGGTACGCGATAGGGCCCCATATCCTGACGCCGGCGACGGTTACCACGTGTGGGGGGAATTAGGGGTCGCGGTTGCTGTTCCTCCCACTCCCTCTGCTCCTGCGCGTAAGTTTTCCATCTGGACATTTTGTCTACCAAACTCTCGATCCCATTGTTGGGAAAATTTTTTGCCCGAGCGGGACGCATGAGAGGATCATTTAAATAATCCGTTTCCCCAGACAGCCGGGGCCTATTAACGCGTCCGGCCGCGCTGGAAGCCGACGAAAAACTAGGCAGGGGACTCGCTACAGAGGCGCCCATGCTGGCTAAGGAAACCCGTTGACTCTGGGCGTCTCCTCCTTCTTTCTTTTGCATGGGCGAAAAAACACTAGTGTCGTCGTCCCAAATAAAGCCGTCATTTGCTTCAGGCAAGTCAAACTCTCCCGTGTAAAAGCCCGGAGGCGGCAGCCAGTGCGGATTCAGCACGGCGTTGTTAAAGTATTCGGGATTAAGCGCCGCCGCGCGGTGCAGATAATCCATCAGACGGTTAATGAAAGCCCGGTTAGTGGAGTACAGACCGGGTTCCATATTTCGTGCGGTTAAGTCCAGAGCAGCACTGGGGCCGTCCCCTTCCCTCATTAAATACAAACTGACAGACTGCTGAACGTATCTAAGGATTCTCTCCTCCTCTGGAGACAGTGAAAACTGTGGGGGGATTCTCTGACGACGATTGGTAAGCAAGTAGTTCAGAGTAGCTTGCAAACTAGAAGTGTCCTCCTGACCCATGGCGCGACTAACATCTGTAATTTCCTGATACGTGTGTTCGTCCACGCGAGACTGCCCAATGGCTTCTCGGTACAAAGTTATTAAATGACCCAAATACGAGTCCCGCGAAATGCTCCCGCTGTCAGTAAACGGAGCGATTAGCAGGAGCAACAGCCGGGTGTTAGGCGTCAACAGACTGGAAACGGTAGCCCGGTCGCCTAATGGAGCTTTTACGCCCCACAGACCTTCCAAGTTTTTGAAAGCTTGGGACAAATTTACGGTTTGTAAGCCCTGCCTGGAAGTTTGAAAATAGTAACTGGGTCCGGACATGTAAACCTCGCTTTGAGGCACCTCGGCTACCATGAGACGGAGGGCGCTGATAAAGTTAGTGTAGTCCTCCTGACCTCGCGGAACGTTAGCTGGAAGTGAACTGAGAAAGGCATTCAAAGCCACCATGGACCCCAGATTGGCGTCTTTGTGGAACCTCTCCCTTTGGGCAACCGCCTCCCTAACGTCGGTCACCAAACGGTCTAGGTTGCTCTGAACATTGGTGCTGTTGTATCTGGCCACTCTCTCCAGCAGAGCGTTGTATATCTGGCCTGCCTCATCAGGGCGAATAGCTCGGTTTTCAGCTAAAGCGTTTACGATGGCCAGTACTTTCTCATGCGTAGGATTAGGACGAGAAGGTACCACGGCTTCCAAAATTGCCGAAAACCTGTTCGCTTGGGGTTGCTGCCGAAACGCTTCAGAATTTCGGGCAGTTAAAGCCATTATTCGGTCCATAGCAGCAGACCAATCGTCCGAGGGAGCCACACCCGAGGGCTGACTTTGGAGAGCCGCCCGAACAACGGGGTCCATAGGTTCGGTTTCGGTGGAAGCCATCGCCGCGGGCCTTTGCATCTAAAAAAATTGGCTAGTCAATGGGCTCGTTCTCCGGGTCTTCGTCTTCGTCCTCCTCTATGCTTTCTAAATAGGTACCGGCTGCCTGCCACGCCCTTCTACTGGGTTGCCACTTTAAATCTGCCCCAGCGTCAAAGAGATTTTCATCCTGTCCGTGTCCAGTTCCCGTCAGCGCCCGCTGCAAACTGTACATCAATTCTCTGTCACTCAACTCCCGACGGCGGCTGGCGCTGACCGCCTTGTGAATGCGATCGTTCCGGTAGATGCCCAAGTCGTCGCTGAGGGTTAGCACTTTCAAGGCCATTCTCATGTAAAAACTATCAATTTTTACTTCTTTGTCAATGGGCACGTAAGGGGTCTTGTAAATTTTACGCGCGTAAAACTTTCCCAAACTTAACATGGAGTAGTTAATGGCCGCAACCTTGTCGGCCAAACTCAGGCTACGTTCCTGTACCACTATGCTCTGAAGAATGTTAATCAAGTCTAGCAACCACCGTCCTTCTGGTTCTGCTATGTTTAAAAGCGCATCTCTAAATGTCTCGTTGTCTCTGCTGTGTTGCACAATTAAGAAAAGTTGAGCGGTCAGCGGCTTGCTGGTGGGATTCTGAACATACGCCTCCAAAAAATCCCAAAGATGCATTAGTCCTATTGCCACCTCCTCCCTTGCTATCAAAGTTCGCACGTGGTTATTAAAGCTTTTTTGAAAGTTCATTTCTTCTTTCACGGTTTGTTCGTAAGCCGTCACTAAGTCGGCCGCAGCCACGTGTGCCCTGGCAGCGCTGACGCCCGTTCTGTCTCGGGCTTCAAAATCCTCCGGTCGCAAAAGGCGCTCCCTGTCCAACCCTTTTTTTAACTCTCTACCCGCTCTAAACCGCGAGTCCCTCATTTCTTCCGCCTCCTCCCCGCTTCGTTCTCTAAATAAGTTACGGGGTGGAATATAAGCTTCACTGGAATCCTTTTTCAGCTGAACACGAGGGTGCCTCTCAGGCGAGTGCGCGCCCAGTCTCGCCAAGCCCTCGCCCTCTTCTATGTCCAGCACTTCCTCCAACGGATTTCCTGCGCCGGCCTGACACACTGCTCCCGCAGCGGTGGTCGCGGGACCGCTGTTTGAGGGTCGCATTTGTCGTAACACCGGATGCATCTGAAAACAAAAGACTCTCCTCCGTATCTAGGGTTCGCCGGCTAGGTTCGAGACGTGACGACCAATCACCCCGATGCTGGCAGAGCCGGCGGGTTTCGAACCCGTGAGCTCCGCCAACATACCATTGCAAATTTTCCACTAGACCACGGAGAAGAGCCGTTTACGCGTACTGTTTTTTCTCTTCTTCCACTCCAGAGCGTGCAAGACTGCGCCCGGCTTACGGGACAAAGCGTTCCTACCGTAGACTTCTTTTTACCGCTACGCAACATTTGGAATAGGGTGCAGGAGTTTACGAGGGCAGCTACCACCGTAGCGGGTATATCTTGGATGTCGCGATACCTCTACGGATACCATCGTCTTATGTTAGAAGACCTGTCGCCCAACGCCCCTGCCACCCGGGGATGGCCGCTCTTTCGTCTGCCCCCTCCTCATCTTCTTGTGGGTTACCAGTACCTGGTTAGGACGTGCAACGACTACGTGTTTGAAACGCGTGCCTATTCCCGTCTAAAATATCGGGAAACCCTGCAGCCGGGTCACCAAACCGTCAACTGGTCAGTCATGGCCAACTGCACTTACACCATCAACACCGGAGCCTATCACCGCTTTGTTGACCTGGACGACTTTCAAAACACCCTCACGCAAATACAACAAGCCATTCTTATGGAACGTGTGGTAGCCGATCTTGCCTTACTGGAACCCTTCAGGGGATTCGGGGCCACCCGAATGGACGACCGAGAGGTGTCGGTTGAAACTCTCATGCAAGATTACTACAAGGATCTCAGACGGTGCCAGGGAGAAGCTTGGGGCATGGCCGACCGTTTGCGCATTCAGCAAGCTGGACCCAAAGACGTTGTGCTCCTCTCCACCATTCGCCGTTTAAAGTCCGCCTTTTTTAATTTCATCATTAGCAGCGCCGTAAGCCCGGAACTGCCCCCCGAAGCGGTTCTTAGCTTACCTTGCGACTGTGACTGGATCGACGCCTTTCTGCAACGCTTTGCTGATCCCGTGGATCTAACGATGCTTAGAACTCTGCGCGGGTTATCTGTGCAGACATTAATAAAATGTATTGTCAGCGCCATATCGTTGCCAAATACCCCCAGACAAGCTAATCTGCTTCAAGGAAGCGGCCTACGAGGAGGCGTATTCGAGCTGCGCCCGCGAGAGGATGGCCGCGCGGTGACGGAAACAATGCGTCGACGCAGAGGCGAAATGATAGAGAGATTTGTAGATCGTCTGCCCATTCGCAGACGTCGAAGACGAGTTCCTGTGGAAGTTGAGGCTCCGGTAATGGAAGCCGAGGAAGAAGAAGAGGTGCCACCGCGTACGTTTGAGGAAGAAGTGAGAGCCACCGTGGCCGACCTTATTCGCCTCTTGGAAGAAGAACTCACAGTATCTGCTCGAAACTCCCAGTTCTTCAATTTTGCCATTGACTTTTACGAAGCCATGGAGCGCCTGGAAGCCGTGGGCGACATTAACGAGTCCACCTTACGCAGATGGATCATGTATTTCTTTGTTACCGAGCACATTGCCACCACCCTTAACTATCTTTTTCAACGTCTGAGGAACTATCCGGTTTTCAGTCGACACGTCGAACTCAATCTGGCGCAGGTAGTCATGCGGGCCCGCGACGACGACGGGGCCGTAGTCTACAGCCGCGTGTGGAACGAAAACGGTCTCGGCGCTTTTTCGCAGCTCATAGGACGCATTTCTAACGACTTGGCTGCGACGGTAGAACGAGCAGGACGGGGCGAGCTCCAAGAGGAAGAAATTGATCAACTTATGACCGAAATTGCTTTCCAGGACAACTCCGGCGATGTTCACGAAATTCTTCGCCAGGCCGCCATCAATGATGCAGACATTGACTCTGTCGAACTCTCTTTCAGGTTCAAAGTAACCGGACCAGTGGTGTTTACACAGCGTCAACGCATACAGAACATGAATCGCCGAGTGGTGGCTCATGCCAGCCGGCTGAGGTCCCAGCACCTACCGTTGCCAGAGTCTCACGCCGACGTAGATCTCCCAGTACTGCCCGCCGGCGCCGAGCCTCCCCTGCCCCCCGGCGCCCGACCCCGTCGCCGACACTGAAAAAAAGTTTACGGGGAACCGTGGTTGCTTCTCGCGCTCACGGCTTGATACACGCTATTGACACGCGAGACCACAGTCCTGTAGAACTCAAATACCACCTTCACCTGCTTCCCGCCCTACAACGCCTCTTTGAAATTCATTTACTCCGATTTCCAGCTGACCTCTGCACACTGCCGGACACTTGCGGAACGAACGACGTCCAACGACTCGTTGCTCGTCTGAGGCCTTCCTTCGCCGAAATTTGGACTTGCATTTCCCGGGGCGCTGTCAAGGTGGCCGTCCTCCCAACCGACGGCCAAAATCAAAGCACAACAGACGAAAGCAAACAGCCCCAGCCCAACAGCCCATCCCGCGTGCCACTCCCCTTTCCTCTCCGTTTCTTGATACGCGGACGCAAAGCCTATCTCATTCAAGACGTAACACCCATGCAGAGATGCGAATACTGTGCCCGATTTTACAAGCATCAACACCAGTGCACCGCGCGTCGAAGGGACTTCTACTTCCATCACGTAGCCGTTCAATCTTCACAATGGTGGCGTCAAATTCAGTTTTTTCCCATTGGCTCGCATCCGGCAGTTCAAAGACTGTTCGTCACCTACGATGTAGAAACCTACACCTGGATGGGTTCCTTTGGTAAGCAACTGGTTCCTTTCATGTTGGTAATGAAATTCACAGGCCAAGCCCAGCTGGTTAAAACAGCAGTCAATTTGGCCGTCGAGCTACAGTGGAACAGGTGGCACGCAGACCCCACTACCTTTTACTTAATTACCCCAGAGAAAATGGTTATCGGAAAACAGTTCCGCTGCTTCAGAGACAAACTGCAATCGGTTCTCTGTGACCACATGTGGAACACTTTCGCAGACGAAAACCCTCATCTAACCTTCTGGTGTCAACAAACCTTAGGCCTTTGTGACCCCAAGGAACTTACATATGACCAACTGGTCGCGGCCCCGGAACTTAGAGGCTCCCCCCAGTTTTTAGAGTTGTATATCGTCGGTCACAACATCAATGGTTTTGACGAAATAGTATTGGCCGCGCAAGTCATTGACAACCGCACCGACGTGCCGGCTCCATTCAAAATCTCTCGAAATTTTATCCCTCGGGCAGGAAAAATCCTTTTTAACGACGTTACCTTATCTCTGCCCAACCCAAAATACAAACAACGAAAAGATTTTACGCTGTGGGAACAAGGAAACTGTGACGACTCAGATTTTAAAAACCAATTTTTGAAAGTCATGGTTAGAGACACCTTTCAATTAACTCACACATCTTTAAGAAAGGCAGCTCAAGCGTACGCCCTTCCAGTGGAAAAAGGATGCTGTCCCTACAGAGCAGTCAATGAGTTTTACATGCTGGGTTCTTACCAAGCAACCGCTGACGGGTTTCCGCTCCGAAATTACTGGAAAGACGAAGCCGAGTACCTCCTCAACCGCGAACTGTGGAAAACAAAAAACAAACCGCATTACAACCTCATCGAAGAAACCTTAGAATATTGCGCGCTGGACGTCATCGTCACAGCCGCGCTTGTTGACAAACTTTTTTCTTCCTACGCACAGTTCATCCGCGAAACCGTTGGTTACAGCAACAGCTGCTTCAATGTCTTCCAACGTCCCACCATCTCTTCTAATTCTCACGCAATATTTCGCCAAATTCTCTACACCGCCCAGCGACCACAGAAAACAAACTTGGGGCCTAACTTCCTTGCTCCCTCCCACGAACTGTACGATTACGTGCGAAGCAGCATCCGGGGAGGAAGATGCTATCCCACCTATCTCGGAGTACTCACCGAACCCCTGTATGTGTATGACATCTGTGGAATGTACGCATCTGCTCTTACTCATCCCATGCCTTGGGGTCCTCCCCTTAACCCGTTCGAAAGAGCCCTAGCGGCCAAAAACTGGCAGGACGCTCTAAACAGCTCTTCCAAAATATCCTACTTTGACCGCTTGCTTTTGCCCGGCATTTTTACAATAGACGCGGACCCCCCCGACGAAAACTTGCTAGACATCCTGCCCCCTTTTTGCTCACGAAAGGGGGGGCGCCTCTGCTGGACAAATGAACGTTTGCGAGGGGAAGTGGCTACCAGTATCGACATGGTCACCTTGCACAACCGAGGCTGGAAAGTGCGGTTGATTCCAGATGAACGCACTACCGTTTTTCCTCAGTGGAAATGCGTAGCCAGGGAATATGTGCAGCTCAACATCGCCGCCAAAGAAAAAGCCGACAAAGACAAAAATCAAACGCTGAGATCCATTGCAAAACTGCTTTCCAACGCCCTATACGGCTCCTTCGCTACCAAACTGGACAATAAAAAAACTGTTTTTTCTGACCAACTTGACGATAAAACCTTAAAAGGGATAGCAAGTGGGCACATTAATATCAAATCCTCCTCTTTTATAGAAACTGACAACCTCAGCGCGGAAGTGTTGCCTTCTTTCCAACGTGTTTACTCACCCAAAGAGCTAGCGCTCGTGGACAGCGAACCGGAAGAAAGTGACGAGGAACGGTGGAATCCCCCCTTTTATAGCCCACCGCAGGACCCCCAAAGCCACGTGACATACACTTACAAACCAATCATTTTTTTGGATGCGGAAGAAACAGACCTGTGTCTTCACACGTTGGAAAATACCGACCCCCTAATTGACAACGACCGCTATCCTTCTCAGATCGCATCCTTTGTGTTGGCTTGGACTCGTGCTTTCGTCTCAGAATGGTCAGAGTTTCTCTACGAAGAGGATCGCGGCACACCTCTCTCTGAGCGACCCCTGAAATCCGTGTACGGAGACACTGACAGCCTTTTCGTGACAGATTTGGGACACCAACTCATGGAAACAAAAGGTAGGAAAAGAATCAAAAAAAACGGAGGGAGGCTGGTTTTTGACCCCTCCCACCCCGAACTAACTTGGCTGGTTGAATGCGAAACGGTGTGTGAAAAGTGCGGCGCGGACGCCTATGCGCCCGAATCAGTTTTTCTAGCCCCAAAACTTTACGCCTTGCAATGTCTGTACTGTCCCCGCTGCGGACACGTCTCCAAAGGAAAACTTCGAGCCAAGGGTCACGCGGCAGAGTCCCTCAGCTACGACCTTTTAGTGAAATGTTACCTTGCCGACTACCAGGGAGGAAACGAACAGTTCTCCACGAGTCGGATGAGTTTGAAGCGCACCCTAGCAAGCGCCCAACCCGGAGCACACCCTTTCACCGTAACGGAGACCACACTCACGAGAACCCTCCGCCCCTGGAAGGACATGACGCTGACACCTCTGGACGCCCACCGGCTGGTTCCTTACAGCAACAGCCAACCCAACCCAAGAAACCAGGAAATCTACTGGATCGAGATGCCGTAGAACACGTCACAGAACTCTGGGACCGCTTACAACTGTTATGTCAATCTTTGCAAAATATGCCTTTGGCGGAAGGTCTAAAACCTTTAAAAAAATTTGCATCCCTTCAGGAACTGCTTTCGCTCGGAGGACCACGTTTGTTGCGAGAATTAGTGCAGGAAAATTTGCATGTTCAGGACATGATGAACGAGGTTGCTCCCCTTCTTGCAGACGATGGAAGCTGTACCTCCCTAAACTACCACTTACAGCCGGTTATTGCCGTAATCTACGGCCCCACCGGCAGCGGCAAATCCCAATTGCTGCGAAACCTGCTGTCCACCCAGCTAATTTCTCCAGCCCCCGAAACAGTTTTTTTTATTGCTCCACAGGTAGATATGATTCCCCCTGCAGAAATTAAAGCCTGGGAGATGCAAATCTGCGAAGGAAACTTCAGAGCCGGGCCAGAAGGCACCCTAGTTCCCCAATCAGGTACCTTAAAACCTCGGTTTCATAAAATGTCCTATGACGAGCTCACCCAAGACTATAATTATGATGTAACGGATCCCAGAAACGTCTTCGCTCGAGCCGCCGTCCAGGGCCCCATAGCTATTATTATGGATGAATGCATGGAAAACCTAGGCGGTCATAAAGGGATCTCCAAATTTTTCCACGCTTTCCCTTCTAAGCTTCACGATAAGTTTCCCAAATGTACGGGATATACCGTCCTGGTAGTACTGCACAACATGAACCCCCGTAGAGACCTAGGCGGAAACATATCCAACCTAAAAATCCAGTCTAAACTGCATATCATGTCCCCCCGCATGCACCCCTCCCAACTTAATCGGTTTATTAACACTTACACTAAAGGCCTTCCAGTAGCTATCACCCTCTTGTTGAAAGACATCTTTCAACATCACGCCCAACGTAACTCATATGACTGGATAATATATAATACCACCCCCGAACACGAAGCCCTTCAGTGGTCTTATCTCCACCCCAAAGATGGACTCATGCCCATGTACCTTAACATTCAAACCCATCTCTATCGTGTAATGGAAAAAATTCACAAAGTTTTGAATGACAGAGAAAGGTGGTCCCGAGCTTATCACAAAAAAAACAGACAATAAAAAATTTTTTAAACTGAATTTATTGCATTTTATTTTTTAAACCGTTCTTTCTTCGGCCAACTCAGCTACCCGACGAGAAAGCTCCCCCAGCTGCTGCGTTAAATTGTCCAACTTAGTCAGCACAGTCAGTAAGCTGTCATCGTGAACAGTGCGGGGTACGGCAGCGGGAGTGAAATTGCCATACAAGCCAAAATCAGCTGCCAGAACACGAGTGGCGGACGCTGCGGCTGAAGCTGCTGCGGCGGCGGCGGTGTCCAGCGAAGAAGATCCGATTGTAGCGTAGCGCATAGAAGCAGAATTAGAAGGTAATACAGGATGCCCCTCCACAGTTGATCCCATAACATTCTGACGCACTCCAGCCCAGTTCGGAAGGCGCGATGTCAGAAAAGGACTGTACACTCCTCCATCGAAAGTGACGGAACCAGACGTTGTCCCACTCATGATGAGCGCTGCAACATAAAAATTTTTTTGTTTTAGACCAGCTTTTATAGACTTTTATAACCCCGCCCCTCTCATACTCACCTATTCGGTATCTTCATCCGTAGAATAATCAGCCCGGGCGCAAGAATGCTGCATATGATCCATCCTCACTTCTTCAGTGACATCCACAATCACAGGCTGATTTCTCAAATGCTTTCCACCGCACTCACAGCAGCGACATCTAGCTTTTGTTTCCTCATACCGCAGGATTTTATAAATCACCACAGACATATCAAACACACCCGTTAACGAAAAACGGGTTACAGCTTCGGTTTCCACCAACACATTTGTATGGCTAAAATTACACTGGTGTGGAATAAAAATCCCCCGCCGAGGACCCAAATGCACAGAACATCTAGTAAGCACATTATGCTCAAACAAAGGCCAGGGCTTTTTTGCATGACCAGTAATATGCACCGTCTTTAACAAATGTACATTTCCATCTGCACATGTTAACATCTGGTATGTTCTCTCGGTAGGAGACTGGCCACAAATCATATTATACTTTAAAGCGGCAAAGCCCTTAATCAAAGCAAAACATCCATTTTCCGAAGCCACATTATTAAATATCCGTCCTTTCCCTTCCACACAGACTCCCAATGTACATCTTTCAAACAAACACTTTTTTACAGAAATTTCACTCTTAGGTCTAGAAGCAATGGCCTTCCAACATCCGTAAAAAGTACACCCCCTAACCTTGCTATGACCCCACACTTCCAAAACCGTGTTATTAAACCCAAAAAAGTAGCATCCATGCAAAAGCACCGTAGTGTTTGCCATTATAACCATCCCGTTAAAATTGTCTCCATAAAATCTTACATTGTGAAAAATAATCCCACCCATCCCCACTATCCCCGGACCCATATTGACCATGTTACAGGCAAACGCCACCCGTTCCTGCATGTCCACTTCTACCTGAGCCCCGTTTCCAATAACATAAGCACAGCTTCTGAGTTCCACTTTTTTAGTCAAACGATACTTTGTATCGGGCCTTAAAGCCACCTTTCCATAACGCGTTAAAGCGTCTTCCCAATCATCTTCTGGATTTAACCACTTGGTAAAAACCTGCTCAAAAGTGTACTTTGTCTGAAGATACATATCACCAGTTCTAAACTCATCCCATATCTCACTGAGCCACTTGTTTTCTGTCCTCTTTCTAGTCATCAAACTTAAAGTCAACTCGCTCATTATGCCTTCCACCTTCCGTCCCTCTCTAGGTCTCTTAATCCCTCTTTGTTCTCCACTCCCCCCTTCCCCAGGATCTTCTTCCAGCCCCCGACCAGGAGAACGCAACAAATGTCTACGCAGCTCAGGAAAAGGGTCCGGAATAGGCCCCACCGCAGCGGGCACCTCCTGGTCGTCACTCAAGTCTCGCTCGGGGGATCCGTCCCCGCCCTGGGCTCCTCCTCGGCCTCCAGCAAGCGCGTTTGGTCCTCTGTCTTGAACCCCAACCGCCTCCGCACCCGCTGCGGCAGCGACCGCGGCCCCTGCGAGAAGGTGTAGATCTTCCCCTTCCTCATGTAAGCCTTCCATAGCTGCAAACTAATGTAATCTAAAGTATATCCTTTACTGAGATGAGTCTCCTTATTCCACTTATCTAAAATAAAAGCGCAAAAAGCCAAAGCTGCAATAGTGCGTCCGGGAGTGCAAAAATCCAAGCCGCAAATAACCTTCTCGTAAAAAAAAGCGTGATGGCAAAAATTTAGAGAGTCCACAAGTCCAGGCACCTCTGAAAAAAGTTTCTCAAATTCTTCCTTATATTCAACTTTAGCCTGAACTACTAACTGACTAACTCTACACCCAAACAACTTGCGCCACCAAACTGAAGTATCTTCAGACGCCTCTTCTAAAACCCTTCTTAAGCTGTTATAATTCTCTAACAGCCTGTCAAGCTCCATTTGGACTTCTGCAGCCACAGGCCTCTTCATTGCTCTTATAACAAACACTTAATCCCTCCCACTCTTCTATTCAAACAATGACCCAATAACTATTTACACAGTACTTAATCTTTATTTACACATGACTCACAGAACATAAATACAGCAACGCCTGGCACGTTTAATTACACAAACAGTAACGCCTAATATCTGGCACGTTTAAAGGTCAAGTCCAAAGGTTCACAGTCATCATCTTCCAGCAGCGATTCCAAGCTGTCTACAGCATTCCTGCGACGTGACGATGGCCTAATAGGACGAGGTCTAATAACATTAACAGGTGCATCCTGGGTCAGCTTGGGTGGAGACTGCGCACGCCCCTGATCATCAGTAGTTGTATCAGGCTCATCTACTTCCGCCTCTGACACAGGACCTTAAAATTAAAAAAAACATTAAAATCTAACCACACACACACATGTTCCCTCCCCACCACCAGGTGGTCCACAACTTACTGTAAACAAACACGCCATTACGTCTCAGGTAACACAAAGAACATAAAATATCAGCCTCCCCAGTCTGCTCACGATGGTACTGACAGGACTTGCATCCATAGCCAGGCATTTCTGGATAGTCCAAATTAAACGGCGTACCTGACATTTCTTCCCTTTCCTGCTCCCGTACGCTTGCCACACCGCTAGCGGCCAGTTCTGCCATACACCTCTCCAGCTCATTTTCCTCCAAACTGGAGAAGCTACTTTCAGAACACAGTAAATTCACATCGCCCACAGTTAAATCAGGCATATCCTGCTGCTGCTGACTGAGTGGACTTAACACCATCGGAGGCTCCAAAGGAGGTGGAGTGTCTCGAGGTATATCTATACCCTCCTCCGCAGCAAGCAACAGAGACTCTGGAAACAGCATATCTACCGCATCTTGACTGGGATCTTCTCTATCTTCCACATCTAAATCAAATAAATCATGCAGAGACACATCTTCAAACGCCCGTGGAGGTTCCACATCGGCAAATACCTCTTCTGCCAAAGCAGCCAACAGCTCCGCCGCGAACCGAACGGGAATATCTCCCTCCACAAGCGGAGTTCTCATTTTTTCTTATCTTCTTCAAGTCAACTGAAGAGCCCGAGGAGAAAACTCTTCTCGCTGGCACTCAAGAGTGGCCTCTTGACGTTCTGCTCCGGTTTAAATACCCTGACAATCACCTGACTGAGAGCAATAAAACGGGACTTTTGACCCTTCGCGGAAACGTGACCAAAAAAAATACGCCCCGATACCACACGTAATAGGTCAAAGTCTCCCCGGCCCTCGGTAAATATTCCACCCATTCGTCACCCGGTAATTTTTTTAATAAACACTTCCGCGTTCAAAATTTGCCCAATACACAGTAAATTTAACATGCAAACAGTTAAAAATTCCGCACTTCCGCATATGACGCACGTGCGGTCAGCCCATCCCTAATGACTAATAATTGCGTAATTTTCCCACGACGCGCCCCGCCCGAACCGCCCACCGGCCCGCCCATTGACGTCACGGCCAATCACAGTTGTGGACACGCCCATCTCATTTGCATATTAACTTCTGTTTACATTGTAAGGTATATTATTGATGATG